GTTAATTTGCCCCGGCAGGCTTGGAGAGGGCGAGGGCGGCGTCGCGGGCGGCGTCGCAGGCGGCGCGGGCGGCGTCGTAATCGGCGAGGGCGGCGGCGCAGGCGACGCGGGCGGCGTCGTAGGCGGCGGCGCGGGCGGCGTCGTAATCGGCGCGGGCGGCGGCGCAGGCGGCGTCGTAATCGTCGCGGGCGGCGGCGCAGGCGGCGGCGCGGGCGGCGCAGGCGGCGGCGCAGGCGGCGGTGTAGGCGGCGTAGGCGGTCTGTTCTTTTGTCATATTTTCTCTTTCTTTTTCTGGGGCCGTTGTTCCAATGAATTAGTCATCATCAGGCAGGACATAATCCTGCTACGGCATCTTGCGATGCCGTTTCGACTTTTACAAATCTACTTAGCAACCTTAGTAGCATCGGCGGAAGCGGCGGCAGCGCAGGCTGCGGCGTAGGCGGCGTCGGCGGCGGCGCAGGCGGCGGCGTAGGCGGCGTCGGCGGCGTCGCAGGCGGCGCGGGCGGCGTCGTAGGCGGCGCAGGCGACGCGGGCGGCGGCGTAGGCGGCTTCGCGGGCGGCGTCGTAATCGGCGCGGGCGGCGAGGGCGGCGGTGTAGGCGGCGCGGGCTGTCTGTTCTTTTGTCATAATTTTTCTTTCTGTGGGCAAAGTAGCCCACTACCCCATTTTTTTAAGGTCCGACCAGTCTGAGTCAGTCCAGTCCCCCGTCACAAATTCTCCACCGTCCGCAATAACGTCGCCGTCCTCGCCCACTGAGCATGTCTCGCAGCGCGAGTCTTGGTCAATTATTTGGAGGTGGGTCTTTTCGAGGTTCATTTCCAGGCGGAACTCTTTGCCCGCAACTTCAACCAGTCCCCGAAGAACATTCCCGCAGGCGGTAACCACTTCATTCCATTCAGTTTTAATATTCATATTTTCTTTCGTTTGCCGGGGCCGCTTTGACCCCGACACCAGATAACGTATGCACTATCCGTGCCAAATCATAACTCGTTGCAAATCAACATGCGGAAATTTTTGCCGAGTGCGAAAATGGGACACCGTCTCTCCGAAAAACCACCGCAACCACTTCAGCACCAACGCTTTGCCAACTTTTATACACACTGTCCCATCCTGAGACACTCACTGTCCATTTTCTGGAAACACTGTCGGGAAACTTTACGCTTTCGGCAACTGTTCAGAATTCCTCAACAGTTCCCCAATGCCCTTGACACCCTTTCGCGTCCCTACTACCTTCCTAGATGAGCCAAAATGTCACATCGGGCACAGATAAGTACCCCATCGAACCAATCGAAGGATTGCTAAAACAGGCAAGAAATAGCCTGTCTTCTCGCCGAAAATCCGTGCAAATACTTGACCTCCAAGCTGTTATATACTTCAGGTCAATGCAGGAGGAAACCGCCCCAAAGGACCTTTCCGCGCTAGCTGGCGCGTGGGAAAAGCTCGAAGGCCGCCTCGGAAAGCTCCGGGGCAAACCGGAGCCGCGCCCCGCGTCGCTGGATGAGATTGACCAAGCGCGCCGCCGGAAGTCGGTGGTGGTCGGCCAGGCTGGCCCGCAGCGCCTGGAACCGGTTGCGATGCCGCCTGTCCCGGCGCAAAAAGCGGTGTAAGCTCCGTCCCACAAAGTAGTGGGAAAGGGGTGTTTTCCAACGGAATATAACATGCCATTCGCGAAACCAGTCGTTTCCCACACGGATTTGTGTAGAATTCTCCCCGCCGAAATCCAGGCGGTTTTTGGTCAAAGGGGCAAAAATTGCCGACTCCCAACCGTCGAAAATACCACGGAAAAAAGGGAATGGCCCTTTTCCGGCGTTCTGTTTGCGGGAAAACCCCCAACTGGCCCTTTTCCTCTCCCCCCAGCGTCGCGTCGCGCCAGCACCCCGCGACGGTAGCCTGGTCGGCCACCAGGTCGTCGACCACCAGTCCACGTCCAGCCCACCGGCGCCAGCCCATGTCCACCGCCGAAGTCCGAAGCCCGAAGCCCGAAGCCCAGGCGGCGCGCTGGCTGCTGGCCTAGGTGCCCGGCTGCCCACCCCCTTTTAGGGGGGTGGAGGGGGGGGGGGCCCCTGTTTGGCCGACCGTGACGGCGGGGTGGGGGGGAGGGGGGGGGATCGGAGGGCGTCTCATCGTATAAGAGCGCAGTTTTGTTAGGAACGGATTTGGGGAAGGAAAAGGGAAGGAGTGTGAGTGCTTGCAGGAAAGGGGCGCCTTGTTGCGTGGCTGGAGGATTTTGGGGGGTTTTGCAGCGGGAAGAGTTCTGGGGGTATCAAGAGACCAGCCGGGCCTTAAAAGCGTGTTAGTAGCCTGAAATGGGCAGGTCCAGGCGTGTCATTGGGTGACGCTGACGGCGGCTAGTCTGGATCGCGGCCCGGTCGCCGGCCGCCCACTCTTGAGGTGTCAGAGGTGTCCGGCAATGTGCAGAGGAAACTGTCACAACCCCACCACCCCCCTTTAGGGGGGTGGGGGTTATGACAGTTCTGCCACAATAGGGTTATGACAGTTGCAGACAGTTATGACAGTTGGGGCGATTTTACCTATGAAAAGGGAGGTGTCATAACCTACTGTCACGGGTTTTTTTGGAGGAAAAGAACTGTCTGAAAACAAATGAAAAAAGATATAGTGTACTGACAGTTGATGAAGAGTTGATAGAGAACGAGTTAGAGAAGGAGGTGTCAGAACTGTCATAACCTCGACGGGGGGTTATGACAGTTAGGGAATGTGATACCAGAATGAAACCAACTTATGCAATTCAGCGTGTTGCAAGGGCGTGAAAAAATAATTGCATTTTGCGCTTGCCAAGTTTTGGTATTTTGTGCAACATTCGTGAATGATGAAGAAGATGTCAGAGTTACAACTGCTGGCGGGGCAGCATGAGAGGATCACGATAGTTGATTTTCGGCTGGCTCCGGGAGAGGTGCTAGGGCAAGTAATGCAAGGGAAGCGCTTCACGATCACGAAATATGGTAGGGTGGTGGCGGATTTGACGCCGGTGGGGACAAGCGAACCGGAGGCGGCAGGTGAGAGCATAAGAGTGGGCGTGGCGTGAAAACGCTTTGGAATTTCAAGGAGGTCTGTCGAGAAAGCAGACAGAGGAGAACACCCGATGACGATTGAGCAATTCAAGCGGGACAACCCAATGGATGTGTGGTTGCGAGGGAAGGGGATAGTGGTGGTTGGGACTGGGACTGAAAAGACGACGAATGTGTGTGCGGTAAAGGAGCACAAGGAGGGGCACCAGTGCGTGAGTGTGGACGTAGAAAGGGGGATCTGGAATTGCAATGATTGCGGATGCGGAGGAGACATGATCCGGTGGATGGCATTGGAGGAAGGGAAAACAGATGGGGACATTTTGCAGGGGTTGCATCTGGATGATGGGGCGAAAGGAAAACCGGAGGAAGTGGCCTCCTACGATTACGTGGATGAGGAAGGGCGGTTGTTGTTTCAATGCGTCCGTTATGTGCCCAAGAATTTCAAGCAGCGCCGGCCGGATGCCTCGGCGGTGGGTGGGTGGGTTTACAATTTGAAGGGAGTGCGGAGGGTGTTATTCCGTCTGCCGCAAGTGATGGCGGCAAAAAAGAAGGGTGTTCCGATATGCGTATGCGAGGGGGAAAAGGACGTGTTGGCGATGGTGGAACACGGATTCGAGGCAACGTGCAACCCGATGGGAGCGAAGAAATGGGATGATGGGTACACGGCGGCGCTTGAGGGGGCGGACGTGATCCTGATACCCGACAAGGACGTGGAAGGCCGTGCGCACCGGGATGTAGTGGCCGCGCGGCTGGCGGGGCGTGTCAGAAGCCTGAAGGTCGTGGAGTGCCCGAATTTGAACGGGAGCGTCATCAAGGACGCGGCGGATTACTTCGCGCATGGAGGGGAGGCGTCGGACTTGGACGCTTTGGCGGAAGCGGCTCCCCCTTACATTCCTGGACAGAATTCGACGGCGGAAGAAAAACAGCCTGCAACGATCATTGCCAAACCTTTGGCTGAACTGATGCCGGCGCAGGCGGATGACCCTTCAGAACTGCTCAAGTCTCGATACCTTAGCCGGGGCGGAGGGTTGCTGTTCTGTGGGCCGACGGGGATAGGCAAAAGCGTGATGGTGATGCAGGCGGCAATTTCTTGGGCGGCGGGCCAGCCTTTTTGTGGGATTGTGCCTTGCGGCTTGTTAAGTTCGCTGATCATCCAAGCGGAGAACGACGAGGCAGAAATGGCGGAAATGAGGGATGGAATTTTGGACAACGGGGAGTTTACGGACGCGGTGGCGCTGGCGGCGTGCAAGAAAGTCCACGTTTACCGAGAGGACTCGAAGACGGGCAAGGCGTTTTTTGAAAAGGTGGTTCGACCGCTGCTGGCGGAGCACAAACCGGACATGCTATGGATTGACCCGGCGTTGGCCTACCTGGGGGCGGAAGCCAACGCGCAAAAGGACGTGTCGGCGTTTCTGCGCAACCAGATAAACCCGATTATCAGGGAGTTCAACTGCGGAGTTATCATCGTTCACCACACCAACAAACCGTCCACGGGAAAGGAAAAGCCGGACTGGAAGGGAGGGGACTTTGCATACCTTGGGGCCGGGTCGGCGGAGTGGGCCAATTGGGCGCGGGCCGTGTTGGCGATTCGATCTCTCGGCGATCACGATCAATTTGAGTTGCACGCGGGGAAGCGCGGCAACCGGATAGGATGGGTGGAGGAAGATGGGAAAAAGCGCAGCTATGTTCGGTACGTGGCGCACGCGGAGCAAGGTGTTTATTGGAGAGAGGTGGGCGCGCCGGAAGAAAGCGATGGGGGCGCGCCCAAAAAGTATCAGGAAGAGGAAATTTTTTCCGTGCTGCCGCCGGAAGGATTGCGGACGCAGGACTGGATTAAGAAGGCCAGGATTGAATGCGGGGTGTCCGAGGCGACGCTTCACCGTGCCAGGCGGCAACTGCTCAAAGATGGGCGCATTTCAAAATCAGTGACCAACGAAAAGTGGCAACCGTGCGTATTGGCGTATGAATGCGGCGGCAAAAACCTCTCAAATGAAGATGATGACTTATGAACGCTTTGTGGAAGAAATGGCACTAGAATGTCAATGCCTTCCAGTGAGTGACCGGCCTTGCGCGGGACTCTTGGCTGGCGGGTTGTGCGACTACAAGAATTGGCCGGAGCGCGGCGAATTTGACGACGAGGAAGAAACCGTGGAAGAAACCGAGTGTCGCCTATGCCATGAACTATTCATGGCCAGCGAAAATGAATGTGTTTGTTCGCGTTGCGCGCGAGAGCAAATAATAGAGGATGATGATTTATGACCGTGGACGAACTCAACGCCGACGTTGGGTGGACGAACGACGCTACGCCGGGGCCGGAGCACGCGCCTTTACGGCGGTGCTCGCATGAGGAACTAGAAGAATGGTGGAGGGTGAAGGTTCAAAAGCTGGCCCCCAAGCCCAAACCCATGCCCAATGTGCAATCCGAAATGTTCCCGTCCAAACCGATGAGCTACGAGGAAGCGCGGGAGAAGTCTAGGGAAGCGCGGGAGAAGCTTAGAACGAGTCCTGCGACTGCTCCCGCATCGCGTGAAACTGGCGGTCCTGGACGGTGCCCTTGATGGCGTTGCAGCGGCCGCATAAAATTTGAAGGTTGTTCATCCGAAACTGCTTCACGTAAAAACTCATTCTCTGCGACCATTCCATTTTGTGATGGGTGTCATTGTCCGCGGGGATGACGACATCAAATTGCAAATCGTCGGTCACGCCGCACTCGGCGCAAGAAGGGAACAGCCCGCCCAGCTCGCCCATCAGCGCGGCGCGCTTACGTCTAGCCCAGTCTCTTTGCCTGGCGCTCATGTTCCGAAAAGAAAAAGCCAGACCTTGGTGAATATTCCCCGCCTTTTTGGCGATGGGAGTGGCCAAAGAGGGTTCCGAATGATTGACACAATGCCGTGGACGGGGCAAATAACGCCGTAATGCTTTCCCTTTCCGCTCAATTTAAGGTAGGGTTCCAGGCTGCAAAAAGGACAATTGTATTTCATGTTTTTAAAAGAACCCGCCCGTCCTCAGTTGGGGAAACCGGGCCGGGCGGGGTATTGCTACTCAAACGCAATGGGTATTGCTACTCAAACGCCATCACTGTAACAAATAAAACAGCGATGGCAAATTTATTTCACCGAGTTGGGAGGAACAACGGGGTTTGGAAGCGCGGCGTCCTTGCCCTTGACGGCTGCGCGCTCTTCTTCCAGGCGCATCACCATCTGCCGGTCGGAGTCGCCCATGTCCTCTTCCCGAATGGGTTCGCCGATTTTATTGGGCTTCTCCAGGTCGGCGAGGTAGATGGTCTTGCGGCCTTTCTTCGGATGGTTGAACCGGGTCACGGCTTGAACCTCGATCATCTCGAAGCCGTCACGCTGTTTGTTCATGGCCAGATTGCGATCATTTTCCGCGGCCGTGATCTTGGTTTTGTACTCGCCTTTGATTGAGGCAAGTTCCGCTTCGAGGCCGGCCAGGCTGGACTGCTGGCGGGCGGCGAAAAGACCAAGCTCCACCATTTGAGCCATCGTGAACGTGTAACGCACGCGCTCTTTGGACTCACGCAAATCCAGAGGCGGCGGGGCTTCGGCGTCGTCGCATGCGGCGGCGTAAGCGGCGGCACAGGCGGTATCGTAATCGTTTTCTTGTTCTGCGTTTTCTTTTTGACTTTCCTTCTTCGTTTTCATTTGGATTTTCCTTTGGGTTTGACTGCGTTCTGGCTCACAAATTCCGAAAGCGCGCGATGCACCAAGGATTGAAGTTTCATCCCACGGTCATCGGCAATCGCCTTCAAAGAAACGTGAAGCCCGTTGCTGATATGGACGGTTTTGTCGTTCATTCCCAAAAGTTACCAGAACAGGTAAGAATTGGCAAGTAGAATTCGCAATTATTTTCTGAGCGCGTCCAACACCCTTTCCGTGACGGCTTTGCGCTCCTGCGCGGCCTTTTGGTAGAGGGCTTTTTGATCTTCGGTCAGGCTCCGCACAAAGGCCGCCTCATTGGCCTTGCTGCCCGCAAAGGCGTGTTGCCATGAGCGCGCGAAATGATCCTCCACCTTGGAGGGGGATAGGCCGGACTGAGCAATGGCCTTTTTCACATCTCCCCCGTTGAGTGCCGCCAATCGGATGTTGTGGTAAGGGTCTTTATCCTTGTCGTAGATGAACTCGCCGGGGGCCGCGTTGACGTGGTTTTGCTTCTTCCAAGTCTCAGCCAGGTCGTAAACGTCTTCCGTTGCGGAGTCGCGCCGCTCCGTCAGGCCCGCGCTGTTCATAAACGATTCGAGCAGAGTTTGTTCGTTGCCGTTGAAAAAGCCTTTCGCGCTGATCGGGATGGCGTTGCGGGCGAAATCCTCAATAATCTGCCCTTGCGTGCGCTTCCGTCCAAACTCATCCCGCCGCGTCAATTCCTCCATCACTGGCCGGCCAAAGACGGGGTTGATGCGGTGGAACATGAAGCTGTTTGGGTCTGTTGCGGCGTGGACGAGATCGCCTTGCACGGTGCGGAGCGAGTAGGCTTTGCCGTTGTGGACGAAGTTGAAGGCGTTTTTAGGCTCAAGATGCCATTGGCCGTCCAAGTATTTATTGAGGATGCGGGCGGTGACGTAGAGGGCCATAGCGCCCAGAGCTAGGGCGGTGAACTGTTCCCGGCCATACCAGGTCGCCGCCTGCCCCGCAAACCGCGCGCGCGCTTCCGTGAAGTCAGGCGAGAAGAACATCAGGCGCAACACGTCCTGCATGGTCTTGCTCCGGCCCAGCAACTCGTAATTCTGCTCCCCGAAAGCCGCGTTCATCTCATTGGCCGTCAGGCGGTGAAGCTCTTGGTCAGACAGATTCTGGAAGCGTTTCCGGTTGCGCTCAAGCGCGTGCAGGCCGGTGGCCACTTTCAACCGGGGGATGTAGTCGTTGAACAGCCAATGCGTGGCCTCTTGCAGACGCGGGCCGAGTCCGGGGATGAACTTGGTCAGGCTGCTCCCTGTCAAACCCTCGCTGAAATGCTCCGCGCCGGTCGTGTCGCCCACAACCAAGCCGCCGGACACCAGGCCGCGCACGTCGGGGTTTGTCCAGTCAATCTCCTTGATCGGGCCGAAAGTCCGATGCTCCGCGCCGTGGACGGTCACTTGCACCCAATGGAACCCGGAAAGGTCGAGCATCGTCTGTTTGACCGTGCTGCTGAGGGCCAGGGCGGCTCGTCCAACGGGACTTTTGCGAACCGCGCTGGCGTCGAAAAGTTGATGGATGCGGTTCACCGCGTCGGGGTGGATGAGAGCGTCCCCTTGCAGGTATATCGGCGTGCCCCCGGTGTCCTCGCCAAGCCATTTCCATTTTCTCAGGGCCGGATGGTCGTAAACCTTGTAGTCCCCCCGGTTCTTCTTCGCGTCCGTCTCAGAGCGGAATTTCTGAGATGGCTTGATGAGCGTGGCTTCCGTCACGGCGTCCTTGGGGACTTGCGTTCCCCATCCTGCCGTGGAGATCATGGGCCGGCCATCGGCCATCCGAATCTCCATCATGTCCTTGACCATCTGTCGGTCGGCAATGGCCTTGTTCAGCGCCAGGTCGTAGGCTGCCACGCGCTGGATGAAGGATTTGACGGGGGCCAGACCCTCCTTTTCCGCCTCAAAGTCGTATTGGAACACCCGTTTCTTGGCGAGGGCGGGTTTCCCGGTGAAAAGGCCACTGCGTAGTTCCGCAATGATCCCCTGTTTCCAGGGAGATTCCCGTTCATACATGCGGTGGATGTAATTTTCGATGCCGTCAGACAGGATGCCCTCGCGTTGTGCATCGTCCAATCTGTCCTCAAAATGGGTCTTGATATTCTCCGCGATGGTGCGTTCTTCGGGCGTCAGGCGCATGGCCCGCTCATACCCGGCGCGGTATTGGGGTTTGGTTGCGGCGGCGCCCTGTTGCAGCAAGGCGGGGTCGCCCCCGGTGTCAATCCAGTTGGAGATAGCGGCCTGCAATTCCTTGTCCGGCATGGCCTTGGTCGCGGTTCTCACCCACCGGCGGGCGATGTCCGCGCTCTCAGAGAGGGACAGGTGCCGTTTGCCTATGGATTCATCCAGGGGCGTGACTTCGGGTTTGCCTACCAGGCGTTTTTGCATGAACTTGCCAGCCGCGCTCAAGCCTGAGAGGGCCGATGTAACCGAGTCCTTGGTTTTGGCCCACTGTTGGCCCAGGTCGAAGGCCTTGCGGACGGAGCCTTTGCGGGAGTCGGCCAGGGTTTGCAGGGAAAGGGAAAGCTGGCCCAAGGAGGATTCGGCAATTTCGCCGGGGTCTTTCGGGTTTCTGCCGCCCATGCTGATGGGAGTCGGGCCACCTTCCCCGATGGCAATGGCCCTCGCCTTTTTCACCGTATCAACTTCCGTCAGTTCCTCCGTTTCCTTTGGTGTTGCAGGGACAGGAGGCGCAGTTGTCGGAGCCTTTCCAGTTTCTTCAACCGGGACAGGCGGAGTGCCAGCTTCCACTGGCGAAGCGGCGGGAGTAGTGGGTGGGGTCGTTTCATCTTTAGGAGGTGGCGCGACAACCGAAGTTGGCGGCGGCGGCACAAACGGGGTTTTGGTCGGTTGAACAGTCGGCGGGGCGGCGGGCTGTGGAGGTTTGATCCTCTCCGCCTGGGCCTGCTTCCTCGCCTCGATCATTTGCAGGACGTTCTTCTTCTGCCAATCTTGCAGCGTGTTCCATTTCTCCTGGGTCATCCCGCGCTGTACGGACGGGGCTTCCGGCGGCATGATGTCCGGCTTTTCTTCCGGCTTCACTTCGGGGGCGGGTTGGACAGGAGGGCGCGGTTTGGCAGGCGCAGGAGTCGCAAAAGGCTCCGTGGCTTTCTTCGCATCAAGAGTCGACTGCACGCTCTGGGGAAGCAGCTTCCCCGCCTCTAATGCTGGCCCGCTCAAGCCCAGCGCGGCGATGGCTGCCGTTGTTCCCAAATCCGTTCCAGCCAAAATCTTCTCTCCGGGTGTTGACTTCGGGTTTCCAAAAACGGCCCCCGTTGCGGCGGATTCTTGCGGAAGTTCTGACGCGGCGGAAGCCCCAAATAATGCGCCAAGAGCTTTTCCTACTATCCCTGCCTCCATGATCGCGCCCACTGGCAGGAGCAACGGAGCAACCTTACCCACTGCCTCTGCCGCCGCCTCTGCCTTTTCCCAATTCGGACTGGTTTTGGCAAGCTGCGCGCGTTCGGCTGGTGTCAGGTGCGGCAGAACTTCGGCGATCATGTCGAATGGCAAGGAAGCCAATGCCAAAGGAGTCTTGGCGATTTCTGCCGGATGTTCCTTGGCTTCAGTAACCATTCTGGCCAGTCCTTGCTCGCTTTCCTCACTGCCGATGTTTTCCCGGCCAAACTGCCGGGCGTCCTCTTTTTCTTGCAGGGCCTCCAATTCGTCGGGGCTAACTGCATTTGAGGGGGTGACGGCGGGTTTTGAAGGAGCAGCCTGCAAGCTGTTTGCCGGTGGCGGGGTGAACTTCCTTTTTGGCTCTTCAACCAGCGAATCAACTGGCGGCGGGGTGAACGGCATTTACTCCCCCGCTTTCTTCCATGAAGTTTCGTCGTTTGGATCGCCGCCTAAGTAAATCAATCCACCGGCGTAAGTTCCACCGATTTTGTAGGACCCATTGGTTGTTCCTTGTGGAACATTAGGCGCGTTGAGTGATGCCCCCGGAGAAAGATTCACGGAGGAATCGGGCGGAGCATCGGTTTGAACTTGGTCAATCCCGTCCACTGCCGGGGCGCGAAGCGATTTACTTGCGGAGGGTGGCGGGGCGGTGTGAGACTTTTCAAACTCTTGGATGGCCTGCTGAGTGGACAAGGCCTGCCGGGTCACAGCATCCTTGTCAACGCCCGTCTTGGTGAGAGCTTCCTTTTGCGATTGCAGGGTTTTCAGAAGGCTCTTGTACCCGGGGTCGTTCTTCCAGTTTGACGCCGCTTCGTTGCGGGCTTTGGCCGCGTCCGTTTTTTCCTTGGCCGTGAGCGATGCTGTCAAAACTCGCTGGTCTGCCTCGGGATTCTCAGCAAAAGCGGCCAGAGGGTCGTTCAACTCGGCGGAGCGGCGGATAAACTTTCCCGTGGAGGCCATTTTATCACCGGCCGCCTTGGCTTTTTCCTTGGCCGCATCTTCGGCATCTTTGATGCGCCTGGCGTCGTTATCGCGCTGAGTCTTTCGATTCTCTTCCAACCCCGATTTGTAGATGCGGTTGAACTCATCCTGCGATTTCCTCAAATCCTGAGCGGCCTTTTTCGTTTCTTCGTCCTGAGCCAATTTGCTGGTCAGATATCGAGAGTGCAAGGACATGGCATCTTCGGAGTCCTTGAGCTTGCGCGCGGCCAACCCCTCAGCTTTCTTCTGCGCCTTGGCATCCGTGACGAAATCCAAGGCGCGCATCAGCCCGCGCCCGATGTCCCCGGCGTGTTGCGCGGGGTTATTGGCTGTTACCCAAGGAGGCACGTAAGCGTTCATAGTCAAAATTGGGTGTTGCAGAAAGTTCGGTCGGCGAACACGTTGTTGATCGCGGCCAGTTGGTCATCGGGCATAAAGTCCTCAAATTGCCGGTTCAATTCTTCCACGGCCGCTTTCCACCACGACCCGGCCCCCGCCGCGTCGTTGGCTTCCTCACGTTTGACGGCCCGGAAAGCGTTCAGCAACGGCCCTTGCGCTCCCTCAAGGAAAATCAACCCGTCAGTCGGAGTGATGAGAGGCAAAAATTTGAGCTTCACCAACGCAATGACGGTGTTGTTGCATCCGCCGCCGCATCCCGCGCCGCCCCACATTCCCCGGCGTTCCCCCTCCAACTGCTGGCGGACGTAACTCGGCACAGTCTCGGATGGCTCGTAAATCGCCAGATCGTAGAGCGCGGCCTGATTGGCGTCCCAAGCGTAAAGTCGCTTCATACCTTGGGTCTGAGAGCATACAACGCGGTCAATGTGGCTGACGGGTGTGGAAGTGGCTCCGTAAAGGGAGTCTCCCTGCAAATCCACGGTGATGACGGCCCCCGGCGTGGCCGTGCCATCCGGGTTGAGCGTCATCAACGGCTGATTATTGTTGTCCGTGCCAAAGATCGTGCAAGTCGCGCCCAAATCCGCTGTGAGATCGCAGTAGAGGCGCACATAACAATTGGGCCCGTAGATGTCGTTGTAAACCGGGGACTGGAATTGGTTTATCATACGGCGTTCACCGCGACGCCAGGCATCCCATTCATGCAAATGTCGGTCGCCTTGGTAGTCCAAGAACTCATACCAGAGCGATTTCATGGGGATGTCACCTCGACAACCATGCAGGCGTCGGACTTGACCCACGTAACGCGGCCAGGTGCAACAGCCATTCTTGATGCAGACGCGGATCGGCAGCATGCTGCCCGGCCAGTCGCCGCGTTGCAGGAGGCGCGGGATGACTTGGTTTGCCATGTCGAGAAACTCCTGCGAGGTGGTGCAAAACCCGCTGGCGGTCTGAAAGGCCGTCGTCTGGATGTTTTTGAGGATCAGCATTTTCCGGCCTTTTTCTTCTTGGAGTGGGCAATCATCGCGTCGGCGGTGCGGTAGGACAATTCAACGAGCCGGGCAATGGCATCATCCCACCCCTGCTCATGGTTGATGGACGGCAGGTTTGCGCCCTTGGCAATGGCCAGTCCGTAGAACGCCTGACACGCCAAAAAATTTCGTTCGCTTACCTTCATGCCGGTTTCCTTTCCTCGTAAAACTTCCGCATCACGGCCCGGAAGCCCTTTGCCTTGGCCGGGTTCTCGTAGCACTCCGAGAGGAACTTCGCGTGTGGGAACGGCAGGCGATGCGCGTAAGACCCGCTGTAACAATGCTCGAACTTATCCAGCATGGCGTCATCGAAGGATTCCCCGCCGATGGCCTGATACAGAATCGAGCAGACATCGTAGAACAGGGGCTTTCGATGGTTGAACACCGTCACCGGAGCAAACGGATTGAACGGGCAGAACTCCGGGAAAGCGGGCTGATACAACTCAGCCAAGGATGCCCGGAGCCGGGGCGGGTCGGGCACGACAAAGAACGCGGGGTGCAACCGGCAGGCGGTGCGGGCCTTGGCGATGGGGCAATCGAAAGAGGGAATGAACTCCCCGGCGATGCGGGAAGCGGAATCGAAGCCCTCGCAGTCGTCGAAGAAAACCACGTCGGAGTCAATGACGGCGAATCCTGTTTCTTCCGTTTCACACAGATTTTTTATCAGCACGTAGTTTCGTTGCCCGTGGCCTTTCCTCAGTCCGATGTTGAACAGATTACAAAGGGCAGGCAATTCCGGCATAACTTTTGCACCATCAGCCATCCAGTGAGCCGTGATGGGCACAGTCGGGAACCCCAGTCTCACCGTCTCGAGCGTGAGCAACGACCCGGCCTTGGCTTGCTCAGATTCGCAGTAGATCGGGATGTGAACGGATGAAATCATATCGGATTCCCCTCCTTATCGTGATGAATCTCCCATCCCGCTTCGCGCATCATGGCGTCAATCCGGCGAAGTTCGGACTGGGGCAAGTGGCAGACGTGTTCCAAGACGGCCATCGTCATCTCACTCCCGCAACAGCGCAGCACGTCGGCGTAATGGGCCTTCCAAGGCGTGGCGTCATGTTCCCATGCGATGCTGGCAGACCAAACCCGGTGGAGACTTTTGCAGAGCGGGTACAGCCAGGTGCAATTCTGCTGGTAAAACGGGGCTGAATACACGTCGGCGGCAAGGCTAAAGGCGTCCAGCGTCAAGAGCGTGTAATCCATGCCGTTCTTGTCCCGGTCAATCAGATCATCAACCATGTGACAAAGGATTTCGTAGGCGCGCATCCAATTTGCGGCCTGTTTGAAGCCTGCCATCTGCTTGGCGATTTCCGCCTGGAATTCCTCTTTCATCAGTATGTTCCTCCCCCACCTGCCGCGCCCGCCGCGCCCGCCGCGTTGGCTGCCACGTTGTCCCCGGCGATAGACGATCCTGTTTGCGCAGCCGCGCCCGCATTCTTCAGTTTATCCACGGCAGACAGTGTGCGGAAAATACTGGCGCTCACTTCCTCCGGGTCAATGTCGTCGGCGTCTTGCGCGGGGTTATTGGCTGTTACCCAAGGTGTATTTTGGTTGTTCATATCAGCAAGAGCCGATGAGCGATTCCGCCGTGCTTATGGCCCCGGCCTCCGTCGGGTTTGGCGAAGCGTTGTCGACGGCGTTCTGTTCGGCGATTTGAGTTTGCAGGTCGGGTGAAACGGTTTGCGTGCCGCTGACGGTTGGGATGGTGGAATTGTATTCCGACAACCCTGTTTGCTGTTGCGTCGTGCTGGCATTGGCGATGTTCCCGTAAAGAGAATTCCATGTAAGATCACTGCCCGGCATTCCACTGGTCACGCCGTACGTCGCCGAGGCGTTTTGCAGGGCGTTTTGAGTACCGGGGGAAAGTGTGCCGTTCAGGTTGGACAGAATATCACTGGACGCCGCCGAATTCATCGCGGGCACACCCGGCATCTGCGCTTGGAGGTCACTTGCCACCTGAGGCACCCCAACATCGCCGGGCACCTCTCCGAAAGCGCCTGCGCCTGCTTGGGACGCCGGGTAAAGTTGAAACGGCGTGGTTGCGGCTATGGTTGCGGCTTTTTGTGCGGCTGTTTCAGTGTCAGTGTCAGTGGCAGTGGTTGTGGAAGTGGGTTTGGCGGCGGCGGCGGCTTTGGCGGCTTTGGCGGCGGCTTGGTTTTCGGCATAGGTGGGGAGCTGGGATATTAGTGACATAATAGTCAGTAAGTACCCAAGTCCGCATCCACCGAAGTCGTTATCCCTGAGTCAACAGGATTGGGCGACGATGCGGTGGGCGTGGTTTGGGCAGTGGTTGGGTTGGCGGTCGAAGTGCTGCCGCCCCCTGGCGTCAGGATTCCAGACAGGTTGGACGCGATGGCCGCCGAGTCGGTTGACGAAAGGCCGGCAAGACCAGGAAAAAGGGATTCCAAGTCCTCGCCGGTCGGAGATTGATACGCATTTTCGGCTAATGATGTGAATTGGGTTGCGGGATCAGTCTTGATCTTTTTCGACGAGCTGGATGACGATCCGCTTGATCCGCTTGATCCGCTTGATCCGCCCACCAATCCCCCGGTTAAATCAGATAAAAAGCCCATAGTTTATGCTTTCATAGTAGCTCAACCGATAAACTCTGTCCATACGCCGCCGTTCCACAAATAGAACGCGGGCTGCGCCGGGTTGGTCACGTCGGAGTAAATCGCCGTCGAGGCTTTCGGCGTGATTGTCGGGGGGCCAATGCCGGAAAACAGCTGCTGATAAACGATGCCCGAAGGAGGTGTTGGAGGAGTCGAAGGAACAGGCGGAGAGCAAACGATCTTGGCGAAAGTCGGCATAGGAAGCGTTTGGGACTCGAAGAACGCGCCCAAAAAGACACAGTGTCCGGTGATGGCGAACCGGGTTTGGAACGTGAACCCATTCCGCATCGGCCTGTTGTTGACGACGTCCACCGGGATCGCGCTTGGTTCTCCCAGGCCTTGTCGCGGTGTGAATCCGGGTTGTGGTGTGTTGTCCATAAATCATCCGATGAATTCTGTCCACGCGGAATTGGCCCACAACCACATGGCTGGCTGCGTTGGATTAGTTACATCCGAGTAGATGGCGGTCGGAACGGCAGGGATAATCGTTGGCGGTCCGACGCCCGAGTACACCTGACGCTGATTGGCCGGAGGGATGCAACTGCGAGGGAAGGATGGGAACACGGTCGGCGGCGGCACTCCGCACACGATGGAGGAAGTTGCAGTCCACTCCCGCCACTGCGTCCAGCACGGGAATTGATCGGGCTTATACTGGACGTTGAACGTCACGGGTCCGACCATGTCATCCACCCAAATTTCACCGTTGCTCAACTGCATGTAAACGTGCTCGTCTTTTGGCACTTTGAACCGGAGCGAGGGAGAATCGAACTGCCATTGAATGGGAACAAGAGCCGTTCCATTCCAGTCGTTGGTTTGCGCCAGCGGACCTTTTGACGGCAGGATTTCGTAAATCTCAATCCCGGCGGCCGCACTGGACGTGTTGAGGCAGAAGGCGAACGCACGAGGCAACCCGGCGACTTCGCCGCAATTCAGTTGCAGGACGTTCATTCCGGTCCAAATGGCACCATCCCACACCGGCGACGCGTGCGTTTTGATCGTGCTTGCCGTGTCGAAGTTGATTGGGACAAGGCCGGGGAAATAGACCCCCTGCGCGCATTGGACGGGATTGCACGTCATCAGGAAGCGATTATCGAACACGATAGCGGAGCCGTACTGCAGGAGGGCGGAGTTGTCGTTGTAGAGCGTCGGGCTGACTTCAAAGGAGATGGGAACATTCGTCCACAGGTTGTTCGGGTTGTAAAAGTTGATGGTGGAGAACGTGAGGGAACGCACTCCGTCTTGGCTGCGAAAGAGAGGATCGCCATTGGCCATGACGGTGGAATTTTGTCCCTCTGCCCCCGCGCCGATGAGGGCCACGGTAAGGATCGGGTTAGTCAAGCTCTGCCACGTCAGGCGGTCAACGGGCGCGTTGCAAGAGAAAACTCGTAAATTGGTAAACACCTGGACTGGCCCCTGGCCCAAGGCGACATCGAGCGTGGACAGGAACATGATGGACTGGATGCTTTCCCCGCCGCTGGCCGGGATGGAGAACGTGCCGCCGCCGGTGATGTAGCTATTCTCCGCCATGTTCAACACCGCATCCCGGAAGTTGTATCCCGCCGTGCCGGAAGCCCCGTCCACAATGTCGCCAGCAATGAACGTGATCCGGCCCGGCAGAGCCAGCCAGTTTCGGCCAAGGCCGTAGGCCCCCATGCAACCGGGCGGCATTTGCAGAAGAGTTGTCGCCGTCCAATAAATGGTCGCGACCGAGAATTCCGTCCCCACATTGGGAGAATTGATGTTTTCAAACGTCACGGTCAACCCGGAAATAGTGGTAACTTGGAAAGTGCCAAAGCCCAAAAACGTCACCTGCAAACCAACGGACAGATTGGCGGCGGACGAGACAGTTACGCTGAACGATGCGCCGATGGCCGGGATAACCCAGACTGCGGGCCCGGACGTAATAAGCGTGGCATAGGACGCGCTGCCTGTCATTCCAAGCGAACGGACAGCGGTTCCGAAATTAGGCACACCAGACTGCGGTGTAACGCCCATGCCCCCGTTCAAGTCGAGGAATATGGGGTTGTTGACTCCGTCTTGGACAATCACCCACCTCTCCGCCTGCCAGAGCCATGCTTGGGGTTGTATGGGTGTGATCGGGCCTTCCGGGTAAATGAAAATTTCCGAGCACAAAATCTGGTTTCCTAGAATAAGGAACTGAAAAAGCCTTTGCGAAATAAGCGCGACCAGCGAAGGGTTTCCCGCGTCGTCAGAGGCGAAGCACGCGCCCTGGAATACGCCATTTTGAACCGCGCCTTGCACTAAAGCAGAGGATTGGACGGGCGAAAGAACGACGGGATTGTACACGGGAGGCCCCATCACCCCAAGGTTGGCAAACACCAGTGGACTTGTGGCCCCTGTAACCGTGGTGCCGGCGACGGCGCTGCCAGTGTCGCATAAAAGAGTGACGGTGCTCTCTGTTATTGACGTAACGTAGTAATCGCCGATATTCCCGCCGGGATTTCCAGTAGTTATCGCGCCTACCGCTTGCACCAACAAATAGTCCCGGATGTTTCCCACATAAGGGGCGGGGAGATTGAGCGTGATGCTCCCACCGGTTGCAGGGACAACAAAACTGGCCTGAGTGAACGTCAATGCCTGGACGGCGGGAGTCTGGACCTGGTTTACCGGAGGAAGCCCGCTGGGGGGGGGAGTCGGGAGATACTGAATGGGTCGTTTCCAGTACGCAGGCCGGTGGGTGACATATTTGCCGCGCACGGTCGTATTGATGGCTCCCGCCATGACGTTGGCAGGGATTTCGAGGGGTGAATCTCCCGCATTGACACCGCCGCCAAACGCGCCCAGAGCGTCGTAAAGAGTTTTAGGCTGGAATGGAGGCGGCACACGATTACGCTATTTTGACCGCCACGATGTCCGCTTCGGCGCATGAGACTGTCCCCGCGCCCAGCCCCGCGCTCAACTGGCCCTGCATGACGATGGTATCCCCGGCGGTGGGTGTCATATAGACTTGCGGAGGGATGTCCATTTCGGCGACCGTGCCTGTTCCGAGCGCGCTGAGGTAATTGTAAAGCACGAAAGACCTGTTGGAATTGGCCAGAAGCCCCGTGGCGTTGTTGGTGTTGTACAGTTGAATGGAAATTTTGGTTGAAGAGGACGCCGTTGTGACTCCCGCCCCGTCAAAGCGCGCGCGCGCGAAAATCAGGTATGTCCCCGCCGCTCCGAGTGTGACGGAGGGACTGCTCGAACCGAGCACCAAGGCCGTCATCACCGATGTCAAGACAGCCGGAGTGCCGCTGGCGTAAGCGGTGTAGGTGCTGGACATGAAGCTTGACCCATTGGGCCCCGGATTCCCTTGTCGCCCTTGCACCCCTGGAACATTGGTCACAACAGGAACGGAATTGCACGCGGGAAGGCACGGTGTCGGGTTCATAAATAACTCGCAATCATGGGGGAAATAACGCATAATAAATCGAATGCGCAAGCAAAAACTCAATCTCAAGGCCAAATACGGCGCGGGTTGGCCGGTGGAAGTCTCGGACTTTCAAATCGAATTGGCCTGTATCGCCAAGGGCGGAAGTTGGATTGACAGCCGTGGTGAAACATGCGGGCTGGGCCTGTTTGAGCATTACATGAACGCGCGCCGTCTGGCGTGGCCTGATCGTTACCGTCACCACTGGACGGACTTGATGTACCACAACTTTATCGAGAACGACGTGACGATTCTCATGGGTGCGGCCTCGACTCAGAAAACAAGTCACGCCGTCGAATACGCCCTCATGTCCTATCTCGCCAAGCCGGACAACACCCTGGTCATCCTCTCCACAACCACCATGGACAAGCTGGACATTGGGGTGTGGGCGGAATTGACTATGCTCTGGCAAAACGCGCGCAATCTTCATCCGTGGATACCGGGCCATATCGTTCAGTACAAGCGCGCCATCACGACCGACAACATGGATGAGGACGAGATTCGGATATTCCGCAAGGGCGTCATTTGCCGTCCTTGCATCGTGGGCAACCGATTTGTGGGCTTGGGCACGTTGGCCGGCGTGAAACAGGACAACATTATTTACGTGTGCGACGAGCTTCAATTCATGAGTGAAGGGTTTTCCGGTTCCTGGCCGCATCTGTTCTCCAACAGCAACGTAAAGATCATTGGGTCAGGGAATCCGAAGCACGACCCGGAAGATCAGCTTTCGCGGACGGCGGAGCCGTTGGAGGGGTGGGCGAACCACCCGGAACCAACCACGACCGAAGTTTGGCCGACCAAGTTCATGGGCGGGAAATGCGTCAACCTGTACGGGCCGGACTCGGACAATTTCAAAGTCAAACCGGGCAAACCGGAGCCTTACCCGCGCCTCATCGGGCCGAAGTTTGCCGCGCGCATCGCGCACGATTCCGGGCCAAACTCTTTCGACTATTACCGTCTCATCCTGGGAGTAATGAAGGTTGGTTTCGCGCTTTCGCGCGTCATCACCCGCCAGATATGCCGCGACAATCACGCGCTGGAGGGCGTTGTGTGGGCCGATGACAAGCAGACGCGCCTGTACGCCCTCGACCCCACCTACGGAGGGGAAGATCGCTGTATCGGCATGGAAATGAAGTTTGGTTACGACACCAGTGGAAAAGAGATATTGGACATTGCTCCTTACGACGTGTTTCGCATTGACCTGTCGTTGACCAATGCAAAGACGGGCGAACTGGTTTCCCCGGAAGATCAAATCGCCAACACCCTCGCCGTGAAGTTGGGCGAAACGAAAATGCCAGACGGGAGCCATACCTACGTCATCCCGCCGGAGAATGTAGGTTACGACGCGACCGGCAAGGGCACGATCGGAGCGGCGTTCGCCCGGCGGTTTGGCCGGCGCGTGCCAACGGCGATTGATTCCGGCGCGCAACCCACCGAGCGGGCTGTGCGGGCAGACCTTTACACAGAGGACAAAACCACGGGCCAGCAACGGCTCAAGACCTGCCGGGAGCATTACTCGAAATTCGTCTCTGAAATGTGGTTTTCGGCGCGATACACCGCCGAGGCTGGCCAGATGCGGGGGCTGTTAGAGGACGTTATGGCCGAGGGCTGCGCGCGCATTTACAACCTGGTGTCCGGGGATAAGATCGAAGTCGAACCAAAGACCGACCCGAAGAAAAAGGAGGATTTGAAACGACGCTTGGGCAAGTCACCCGACCTGTTTGACTGCCTCGCCATCGGCGTCGAGAAGGCGCGGCAACTCGGTTTCACCATTGGACGTTTGGGCCAAGACGTGGTAGATGTACAGAAACAGGAAGAAGATTGGTTTGAAACCGAACGAAAACTTGAAGAGGACGCCATCAAGGCCGGACTTCTTGAAAGAGTGAAATAATGGCCTGCTACCGACTTCGATCTTTTGACGTGACGCCGCGCGGCGGGTATTTTTTCCAGCAAAACGGCCATCGTTTCGGCCCTGAGCCGGTCATTGAAAACATGGCCAAGCGGGTTTGGGGCTTCCGCAAGGGGAACAACCTGCCACGCGCGACCTACCGGGAAGCCATGGAAGACATCAGCATATACCAATGCAGTAGCCGCGGGAACGATCCGCTTTACTGCATTGAGTGCAACCCCGGCCAGTCGAATGACCTGCCGATCATGGGTGATACCCCAGGACTGAACGGTCCTTGCAAGGGCTGCGGTGCAAAAGTTTCTTGACGTATGAGGCTGCTTGATGAAATAAGGCGGGATGCAAATGGAGCGCAAGTCTTGCGGGACTGGCTCGGCGAGGGCGTGCCGGTGCCGCAGGAGTACGCCAATGGCCGTGCGGTGGCTTGCCTCATTGGGGATAACGGTAATCCTTGTCCCCATAACAGATCCCCCAAGTGGTGGGAAAAGCTTTTCAAAGACCCCATTGCGGCGGCCATCCGGGAACAGCTTGAAGTAAAAAACCGCATGAAGCTGGCCACGCCGCATGATGAACAAATCCACATGTGCTCCATCTGCGGATGTTGCCTGTCGTTGAAAGTCTGGACGCCGATTGAGTTCATCAAGGCCCACACGTCACCCAGGGAAAGGGAGCAATTCCCGACGTGGTGCTGGCAAAAAATAGAAATGGAGTTGACATGAGCAATTTTTCCACGCCGGGAAAAGTCCTTGAAACCATCATGGCGGGCGACGAGGTCGAGGCCGTGCGCGGCCGCAACCGATGCAAGGTGCTCCGTTCCGCCAATGGTTGCCCTCCCCTCGACGAGGAAACCGCCAAAAAGCTCGGCCTGAAAATCAATGTCGAGTGGGGGGAACTGCTGGAAATTCTAGTGAAGGCCCGTGGCCAGCTTATAAAGGCCTTCTTATCCAACCAGTATTTTTTCACCGTCAAACTAAAAAATGCGCCGCCGGAACATCAGTCGGAATGGGAAAGCCTCATCACGGAGGAAATCAACCGCCCCCTGCGGGAGAGCAATGAATATTTTGAGCTTCACCGATCCCGCTGGTCAAGCGTCGTCACGCATGGCGTCGGGCCGATGGTATGGCGCGATAGAGAGAAGTGGTTGCCCAAGTTCAAGGCCATGGCCGACGTGCGGATACCCACCGATACGACCGTGGACTTTGCCAACCTGACTTGGTTCGCCACGCGCGAATCTTACACCGTCGAGGAATTGCTGAAACTGGCCTTTTCCGAGGAACCAAACAATCGGTGGAACAAGGAGGCCGTGGCGAACATCCTGAAAAACTACAAGGAAGTCAATTTTACCGACGCGACCAACAACTACAATTTCGAGACGGAACCGGAGAAACTGATGGAGTTGGTCAAGCAAAACGGAGGGTCTTACGGGAGTGACGCGCTTCCGACCATTCCGCTGTGGCACTTCTATTTTCAGCAGGGAGATCAATGGTATCAGCGAGTCGTGCCGGAACAGGATACGGTGCGGGGGGCGGATCAGGACATCTTTCTCTGGCCTGACGACATCACGAAAGATGACCCCGGAGAGCCGGAAGGCGGTTCTTGGCGGCAATTGATCCATTGCCAGTTCGGCGACCTTTCGGTTGATCCGCCGTTCAAATACGCGGCGGTGCGGGGCCTGGGTTACATCCTGCTTGAGCCGACGTTTTACTTGAACCTGACGCGCAACCGTCTCTTGCAGCATGTCCATGACAACTTCAATATCTGGTTGAAAACGGAAGACAACCCGGAAAAGGCGAGGGTATCCGTCCAGCAATTTGGCAACATGGGCGTCTTGAAAAAGGGCGTGAGCATCGTGCCGCAAACGGAGCGTCATCAGATTCAGTCGGCCTTGGTCGAGACGCTGTTCGCGCAACTGACGCAACTGCAAGCCAACGCTTCCAGCCAATACACTCAGCAGGCGGATACGGGCACGGAAAAGGAGCAGACCGCTTTCGAGACGCGGGTAAAGATGGAGCAGGTCAATGCCATGATGAGCAGCATCCTCCTGACCGCGTTCAAATACGAAGCCGGGGCCGACCGGGAGATTTGCCGCAGGTTTTGCATCCCGAATTCATTCGATGAGGACGTGCAGGAATTTCAAAGGGTCTGCAAAGAGGGGGGTATCCCGGATGACTTCTTGAAAATCAAGCGGTGGATTGTGGAGCCAGTGACGCCCCTGGGCATGGGCAATCCCACCATTGCCATGACGATGGCCAAGGAGCTTTTGGCTGTGCGCCCGATGCTGCCGCCGCAAGCGCAACAGGAAGTCTTGCACGAATACCTGTTGATCGTCACCAACGATTGGCGCAAGGCCGCGCGGTGGGCGCCCCTCAAAGGCCCGCTCATGGAAACGGACGCCAAACGCGAGATGGTGGGTTATTTTGCCTGCCTCATGGAAGGCGTGCCCGTGCCGCTGTCGCAGGCCAACGTGATTGACCAACTAGAAGCCCTGCTTCCGCTCTACGCAGCGAAGATCGCGCAAATCACGAAACGCGACAACATGGCCACGCAGGATGAGGCGACCGGCCTGGCCAACGTGAGCAATTACATCGGTATGGCTCTGAAACAGTTCTCGCAAGACCAGACCCAAAAGCCCAAAGCCAAGCAGTTCGAGACAATCAAGATGCAACAGGACAATCTGGCGCGGGGCATCATCCAACGCGGGGAGCAGATGCGGCAAAAGCAGGCGGCGGCGGCACAGCGCAACGGGGCTGGCGGGGAGATGGCCTTGAAACTGCGCGAGCATCAGATGGAGTCCGCGCAAAAGTCCAGGAGCAAGGAGGCCGAGACGCAGCAACTTTTGCGGCATCGGGAGCAGGAATTTCAGCAGGAGCAACGCCACCGCGCGACGGAGACAATGGCCGGGATTGCTCAGGACGGGTTTAAGGCGTTGACCGACGCGGCCAATAAACGGCGGAGCATGTTCGAGGAACCGGAATCCGCAAGCACGGAGGAATAATGCCCGAAGGCGAAACAACTGAGGACGGAGAGGATTGCAATGATCCAGAGGAAGAAGACGAAATTGCAGGCGTCACCAGTAATGCAGGAAGCCGTGTCCTGTGAGACCAAGCAAAAAATTTATCAGAACTATGGCTCCTACCAATAGGAACAAGCCGGTCCAGACCGTGAGCACGAGCCCCGGTAAAGCCATTTTCTCGATAAACCAGCGCCCTAGCCACCATATAATTGCGCAGCAAATGCTGATAATGAGAACGGCGAATAAATCATGGACAAGACCACCACTGGTTGCTAATTCTGCGAATATCATGGCAGCAAGATACGCCGAATGGGGTGCGACGGGTATAAGGTGTTACACGTAGATATGAAGGATGTTTCCCAATCAACCGCCTGCGTGATTGACCACGGCCTTGGTATCCCGGTGGCGCAACGCCTTGCCCGAAACGGTTTCGCGCGAGTCCTATACTACTGTCCCAACTCCGAGGGTTTCCCCACCATCAATCGCTGTATCATCGGCCACGACATGGAGGGCATCGAGAAAATTGATTCCTTCTGGAAGATCAAAAAGGAAATTGATTGCTTCGTGTTCCCGGACATCGGCCTGGGCGATTTGCAGCTTGAACTTGAGTCCCAAGGTTTTCCGGTGTGGGGATCGCGTGACGGGGACACACTGGAAATCTTCCGGCAACACTTCTGCAAGGTGCTCAAAGGCCTGGGGCTTGAGGTGGCCCCGTTCGTGCCCGTCAAAGGGCTGAACGCGCTCCGCCTCCACCTGAAAGACGCAGAGGACAAATATATCAAGATCAGCCGCTACCGGGGATCAATGGAGACGTTCCATTGGCGGTCGTGGGACTTGGACGAGGGGAAGCTGGACGTGCTGGCGGTGAAGATGGGGCCGTCCAAAGAACTCATCGCGTTCCTGGTGTTCGACGCCATCGACACTCCGCTGGAAATCGGCGGGGACACGTCCTGCGTGGATGGCCAATGGCCCAAGCTGATGCTCCACGGTGACGAGTGTAAGGATCATTCGTACTTGGGCGTCGTCACCCCGCGCGATGAAATGCCGGAGAAAATTCAGGAGGTGCTGGACGCTTTCGGGCCGGTCTTGAAGGAGTTTCGTTACCGCAACCAGTGGAGCATGGAAGTAAGGATTGTGGGTGACAAAGGCTATTTCATTGACCCGTGCTGCCGCATCGGTCTGCCGTCCACGCTGTCGCAGATGATGATTTGGGAGAACTGGCCGGAACACGTTTGGGCCGGAGCCAACGGCGAATTGTGCGAGCTTAAACCGTCCGCCACGCACGCGGCGGAAGCCATCATTACCACCAAAAGCGAGCGTGACGAGTGGCCCGTGATCCGCATCCCGCCAGAGTTGAAGGAGTGGACGGGGTTTGGAAACTGTTTTCAGATTGACGGCAAGATTGCGTTTCCCGCCGATGAAGGGCAGGGCCATGAAGTGGGCTGGCTTGGGGCTACCGGAGACAGCATCAAGGGCGTGATTGATAACCTGCACGAGCACACGGACTTGCTGCCGGACGGGCTGGACGCCGACACGGACGCCTTGGTGGACTTGCTGCATGAACTGGAAGAATCAGTCAAGGCGGACATCGAGTTTGGGAAAGAGCCAATCCCCCCGCCTGAGACGGCGTTGAATCTTTAACTGGGGCAGGATTACCGTCACACCCGGTGGCAGACGCTGGGTTTGCGGGGTTTCAAACGGACTTTCCCTAAAACCCCTCTCGCGTACGTTTACAGGAGACTTTTACCGAAACAGCAAAACAAACCCCGCAAACCCCGCAAACTGCCGGAAGTCACCCCCCGACCATTTCACGATGCCCACTTTTGACCCCCACTCACCGGGCCACCTGGCACTTTTTTTGCTTGCCCTGCCTCAGCGAGCCCTTGCCAGCGTTGAATCTTTAAACGAAAGCGCGCCCCACACGGAGCGCGCTCGCTGTTTTTGATTCGCATTTCCCGGCCAGACAGACCGGAAATTATATGGCCGGTTTTTTCCCGCAGTAATCCATGAGCAATCCGATCCGCTTTTCGTCATCGGGCGACAACTGGCACAGATCGGGGCAGAGATCGAGTAATCCATTGACAGTATTCGGCAGTGGTGTCCCGCCCGTTCCCAAAATCCGAATCTGCGTGTCGTGAAAGTCAATCATCAAATGACTTGCCGCCAAATCGCCGTTGCGCGTGGTAATTGGGTACCCGCAGATGAATGTCTCGGTGTCCTGCTTGAGCCGTTCATGCCCCGCGCGCCCACGCCAATCCACGCGCCCGTTGGTTTTCACCCAAATATCATGCGTGTGCAGCATGATGGACAAGGCGCGTTGATCGTTTTCGGTCAGCCCGGCGTCCAAAAAGTTGAGGTTCATTACCCCATCCAATAGCGGCGCAATCGTTTTCCGCGTGACCGGAAACGTCAGGTTCGGCAGAGTCCGAAGCATTATTCAATGCCTTCCATCGCTTTGCGAGCTTCCGCCGCCCAACTTTCCTGGGTGACTTCCGCCGGCTTCGGAGCAGCTTCACCGCCTGGCCGGGAATCTCCGCCGCCGGGACCTCTGGGTTTCAACCCGGCAACTTGCTTTTCCAAGTCCGCCACTTTGGATTTGAGCCGGGAGTTTTGCAGTTGCAACGGGAAGAAGGCTCCAACCATTTGGCGGCAATGGGCCAGTTTCCAGCACAGTTCTTGCGGTGTCCGGGCTTTGGCGTCGGCAAGGGCCAGTCCCCGCGCGCGTTCGGTCGAGGCTTCCTTGTCCTCTGGCGGGTCGCGGTATAGCTCCACCGAGGCTTGCAGGTCGGCATTGACCTTGCCGAAAATTTCCTTGCCAGCCTGTTCCTGGGTGAGCCGTTGAGCGTGTTCGTGTTCTTCCTTCTCTTTCCAATTGGATTTTGCCGCCTCGAATTCCTCCTCGTATGCCTTGGTTTTAACACGGTCAAGGCGAACCAACTCCCGGACGGAGAACATAACCTCATCGGCCTCGGCATCGCCAAACAACTCTTGTGCCTTGGCCTTAGCCGCGCCCATTGTGGTGTCTTTGGCCAGACGGTACAATGGGATGAAATCCTCCCAACGAGCCTGGGTGCCGTCCGTCTTGCGAAGTTTTGACACGTAAGTAGCCGCGTTTTCCGCAGCTTCATCAAAGGGCTGCTCATACTGTTTTTTGAATTCCGGGGATGCCTCCCACTTGAGCGCGCGCTTTTCGGCCTCAAGCTCGTTGATGCGCTTCTCCTTGGAGGTCAACAGGGACTTGAGGGAGCCTGCCTCCTTCCCGATGGCCTCGTATTGCTTGATCTTCGCCTCAAGTGCAGCGTGCGACGCAATACGGGCGTTAAGGTCGGTTTGGAGCTTCTGATACGCATCGCGCAACTCTTTAGGCGTCTTGGGTTCTCCGGCGGCGGGCGGCGGCGCGACGGAAGCCGGTTTGGGCGGCGCTTCCAGAGCGGCGGCCGCTTCCGATGGTTTAGCGGCCGCTTCCGATGGTTTAGCGGCCGCTTCCGATGGTTTGGCTTCGGGCGGCTTAAACGTCGGGTCGAACCGCTGGAAAGCGTTTTCTACTTCGGCGTGATCGGCGGCGGTGGGAGTTTCCGATGGCGCCGGGGCTGCTGGTGATGGTGCGGAGGCTGGGGCCGGGGCTGGTGCCGGTGCCGGGGCTGGCGGCGCGCCGCCACTAGTCGCAGGCGAGTCAGGCGCGAGAAGAATCAATGGGTGGGTAATCATAACGGTTTAGGTGGTTCGGAGGTGGTTTTTCGGACATCCTCCATGATTTCGGTCAGGTTTCGTTTGTCTAATCCTGGGGTTGGTAAGGAAGGGGAAGTAGGATCATTGTCGGTGATGCTCGTCAGAAGTGACAGGGCGGCGTTTCCGCCTTTCAGTTCTTCCCAAGACGGCGCGGTGTCCGCCAGGTAGGCCCGGACTATGATTTCGACGTTCTCCCATCGCGGATCATGCGTGACGGACACCAGCCATTTGGCCAGTTCCTTGTCGCGCAACAGGGCTTCCTTGGCGTTCATTGTCTCTCCCCTCCCCGCGTCAGGATCGGGCTGCGCCCTTTCTTCTTGAGTGCCCCGGCGGTTTCGACCGCTTTGGCCAAGTGTTCCAGGCACTCCACGATAGATTCCCCGATGGTTTGGTACTCAAGTTCAACGAAGTTGCCTTTTTCCGAGGTCTCAATGGTCTGTTTGGCGCGGATGAAAAAATTGGGAGCGTTCGGCCCGGCCTCTGCCGGGGGGTGTCCAATTTGCAGGCCATTGACTTCATCCAACAGGATTTCGATGCGTTCTGATACGTTCATTATGTTCACTTTCTCATTCGGGCAGGTTATTGTCAAACTGATCGGCCACTCTCGGCAGCACGGTGTACACCTTCAAAAGCGGGAAAGAATGGAAGGCAAGGCTGATGTCCGCCGGGGCGTAAAACTTCCTTTGCGTGGCCAGCAACGTCGGCATAGCCCTGCGGGCGATGATTACGGCGTGGCCGCATAAGGGGTATTTCACTTCCCAAACTTCGCCCTTGATCTTGGTTCGCGGCTTGTCGTTACAGCAACACGACCCCAAGAAAAGGAAATCGAAATCGGGCGGCACGTCACGCAAAGCCTGCTCGGTGCGCTCGCGCCAGTCGGGATGAAACTTGGCGTCCCATTCCAAAAATAGAAAATGCGAGTCGGGCATGTATTGAGCGGCGCACCAAAACATTTGGCAGCTAACGAGCAAAGCCACAGGCTTTACCCCGATGTTCCATCCGCTGCCAGGGGCGTCGTATTCGTAGGGATGAACCGTGCGAAGCCCCGCCGTGAGGGCGTTGATGCAATGGAATTCTTCCGCCTCGATGCCAACGCTTTTCAGGTGGGCTTGAATGAAGGCGGTCTTTTCCGGCAGTTCGGGGACTACCATCACGAAAGGGCGGACGTTGAGATGACCAAGTTTCATTGTTTCACAGGGCTGTGGAGTCGTCACACCAGTTTGCGCAGCCGCGCGCGCACACAGGGGCGGTGAATGGGTTTCCCCATCCAGTGGTATTATTCGGCACATCTTTTAAGACTACGCTTCCCATGCCTATTACGCAGTTGTTCCCAATCTGAACGCCGTCTCGGATGCTCGCATTCAAACCAATGGTAGTCCGGTCTCCTATATGTACTCGGCCGCCAGTAACGACGCCGGGACAAAGATGACTGAAATCCCCCACACTGCTATCGTGTTCGAGTATGACTCCGGTGTTGATGATCGAGAAATTGCCCACTACAGAATTGTTCCCTACAACGCAATTCTCCCCAAAATACGTGCCTTTACAAAAAGGGGTGCGTGTTCTGACCGTGGGATGGATGACGTTTACGAATGGGTATTGTTTTGCCGCGATGCGTTCACGCACGGAAGCATCTCCGATGGCTATAAAACAGTTGAAGTTGTCAAGGCTAAACCACCGTGACTCGTGTCGAATTTCGTATCCGTAACGCTTCTGACCCTCCGCCAGCGTCTCATCAATCAATCCGATAATTTTCCAGTTATTACGCATCGCATGGATGGCGCTTATGACCACTCCGGCGTATCCTCCGCTGCCTATTACAAGAATATTCATTATTGTTTGTATGCGGGGTGAAGGTTGAGATTTGGGTATGGCAGCGTAAGGTCAGGCATCTTCTTTTTGCTGCCATCGAGATTGTAAAATTGGGACATCAAGAGCAATCCTCTGGCCGCGATTTCCGGCATCATGTAATAGTTTTTACCCAACATCGTGAACTCGTCCACAAGGTAACTACACTCGTTTCGGCCTGAGAATCGGGCTTTCTTGAACCATTTATAATCTTCATCCTTATCACATAGGATAGCGCCGCCCTTGCCGAGCTTGAGGTGTTTGTACGGGCCAGTAAATGACAGGCACATAAGCGATCCAGGCATGTACATGTCGGCTGTGAATCGCAACGCTGAATCCCAAATTCGAGTCGGCTCAAGGCGGTAAGCTCCCGTTAGCGTCTCGCCTCGAACTGGAGAAAACTGAACACGGCCTCCCATCAATAAAATTTCACACGGCACGCTCATGTACGTCCTTTCAGGAATAATAATCGTGTCGTATGAGCCTTTGTCTCTCCAAAGGCAAAGAGACAGGGCGTTTGATTCGTTGTCCACCGCAACAGCAAACGGAGAGCCAGTGTAACGACACAACTCTCTTTCAAATTCCTCAGTGATTTTGTGGACTCCTTGTGCGCTCATAAAAGCAAAGATTTTTCATAAATTGCAAAGTCGTCTGAACCAACGTGGAGTTCAAAAAAAGTTTTAAAGCCCATTCCCAAAAGATTATCCACGGCCTCGCTTACCTTGACCCCAAATTCCCCGTTGTGTATATCGTCCATAACAACCATTCCTCCGCGTCTTACTTTTGAGGCGTAACGGGCCACGTCACGAATGGCCTGTTCGGTATGCTGGCCGTCAATGTGCAACAAATCAACGAATTCGGGCGGTGTGGCAAGATCGCTGGTTGTGCGCCACACTTCCACATGGCCGCGCAACTCAAATCTTTCAATTAACTGGTTAAACTTTCGGAAAATATCCTCATGGTCAATTTTTCCCCACCATTCGTAGTCCTCTTGTGAATATCCCTTCTGGGACTCCTTTGAAGACCAGGGATCAATGGCTATTACTTTTCCAAACCCGATTTCTTTCAAAGCCAACGCAATCGGCAAAAGAGACTTTCCGGCGAACACGCCAATTTCCACGGCCACTTTCGGTTTCAGTTTGAAAGTAAGGTTGGCAAGATGGCAACCTTTTAACGGGGTACACCACCCTTCAATCTTTGGCACATGGTCATTATCCAGCCAAGCGTTTATGAGATCGATGGTTTGGATCACAAATTAAGTTGCTCCGGTTTTATTCTCGCCAAGGCGCATTGGCAATCGTTCACGCCCAAAGCCACGATGAAACTTCCCCTGTCCACCACGGCTCCACAAGGGAATGCCACGCCGGGCTTGAAATGGTAGCAGTCCACCACGGGCGCTTCGCTGCCGTAGATGATGGGCCTTTTACTGATGGCTTGCACGGCGAAAGGGGGCTTCCCCTCCATTATGAGCGCGCCGATGTAATACCGCTTCTCGTATTGCCCGATGCCGTGAATGGTGCTCGAATGAAAGAAGCGCAGGAGTTTATTCCCGTAAGGCACTACGTTTCCGCCCCGGATGGCTCCGTAGGGCCATTGCGCGGGCGCGGTCTTGTTATCGGCGATGACTGTCCCGCCTTGGATTTGCCAAACGCAGTGTTGCGGGTGCGAAAGAAAAACGCAGAACAGATTTTCGTCCTGCTCGAAAAAGACCCAGTTCTTTTGCACTGAACCCCAGTCGTTCCCGCCGGCGGCGGGCTGATACGTCCGAATCGCGTTCCATTTCCAATCCGGGTTTTCGTGCGCTGGCGGCAATTCGAGTTGCGCGTATTTGATGACGGATTTGGGATTGGCGGATCGGCCTTCCCATCGTGCCTCCACCCAGGATACCCAAGGCTCCCCATGCAGGGAGAAAAGGTGCGCGTCCTCGACGCTGAATCCTTCAATGGGCAGGTCGCGCGTTTTCATGACGCGGCCATCTTTGTCAAGCTCGGCGATGCCGATAAGGGTCTGGAATCCGCCCCTGACGTGATGCCGATAAGTCATGTAGGTGTGACCGTTGGACTGATACAACGATGGGTTATAGGCGTGCGCGGGCAGGCGTGAAGTATCCAGCGGCAGAAGCTCCACCTGCTCGCTGATAGGCGGGTAACGCGACGGGTTCCCGGCCTTGGCGATATACTCATCGGCCAGTTTTTTATTGTGCAAGAGTGAGGGGGCAGGGGTCATTTTTCCTTTGCAAACGAGCAACACCCCGTCGCGTTCTTGGCCCCGCGCTTCTGGAACAGCACACGCAATCCCTCGCTCCACAAATGATCGTTGCCCAGCACGAAATCGGGTATCTCCGGCAGGACTTCGCGCCACCATGCTTTCGTGGCGCAGAACAAGTCGGCCACGGGGGAGAACTGTAGGCCATCGGCGGTCTTGAGCATCCGGTAAGCGAAGTAGGGCGGGGCCAAGTCCGGTGGTTGGACGGAAACGTGGGAGCGTGTCAGGTGGATTTGCGATGCGTCGCTCCCGGCCCGTTGCATGGCCATTCTGATGACATCGCGGAGAAACGGCGCGCGCCTAGGTTCCTGAAACATTGTCCAGGTATCCCGTCCGCATGAACCAACGGCAGCGGGCAGAACAGAAGGCCACGCGGGATAATGGCCCTTGTCCTGGTAGGCATTCCAGACGGTGACGAAATCGTTTGGGTTTGAGGGCGCGGGTAGGGATGCAATCGCATCCATCATCTCCACCGCCCTTTTCGGCCAGTCGTGATACCGGCAATACCACAGATGATTCGGCCTCCACGACGCCCCGTGCCACAGCGTAGGCCGGTCTTGCGCCAGGGCGAAAACAGGCAGCGGACGGCACGCCCAGGCCAGGTGCAACGGCGCGGAGTCCACGGCCACGAGCAACGCGGCGCGCTCGTATAGGGCCAGCAAATCGTAAAGCCGCTCCGCCTTGGGCAAGTCCAAAAGCCGGTATTCGACTCCAAACGCCTTATCCAGCACGAACCGCAGCAATTCTATGTAGGGAAACGGGCTGGAATTGCTGTTGAGGGCCAGGAGGATCAGGGGCTTCTTTTCTCCGCGTCGTTTCGGGATAACGCCGCAACTGTCCATCAGCTTTTGTTCTCGCGCCTTGTCGCGTTGGTCGAACACTAAGGGCAGGCATTCATCCCATTGCCCCAATCGCCCCGCCACTTTCCATGACTCCTTTTGAAAGGACGTGGTTCGCGCGCGATCTTGCCCGGCCTTCTCGTAGGTCTGTTGCTTGACGGCAATGGGCGGCCCGTTGACTTGGGTGACGATGGCGGCGGGGGCGATCTCGCGGGCCTTGGCGGCGGCTATGTCAATCTCGTAGTGCGGGCCGGGATGCACGATGGGGGTCACATAGGACACGCCTTCCAGCAACGGTGAAAACTCCCCGGCGACCATTAAGCTCGACTTCTCCCCTGTTTTGAGGAAGTCCTGATAGAGCAACGGCAGGATGTTCATTATGTCCCCGTTGCGACCAAGTTGGACATATAGTTGCATGTTACTTGGCGGCCTCCATGCGCTGCTCAATCTCGGCCCTTGACGGGGCTTTGTGCGGCGCGCCGTTGTTGTATTCCCAAGCCCGGTATGTGTCCAGTGACACCGAAAGAGCGTCCGCCGCTTGTTTTTGAAGCCAGCCTCGGCGTTTTCTCCACGCGCGCAGCTTATTTCCGAAGTTCTCTTTCTCAGGCATCTTGAACAACCACTAGCATCACGCACTTGTTTTGTCCACTACTTTTTGCGTTGGCGGGAAATCGAAAGCGGGCTTATGGGTTGCATCGTAGGACATCAAGCGGCCCACAACCGCAGAGAACGTAAGCCGTCCGTTCCCGGCCAGTGAAGTTCAGCGTAACGCGCCCCGCCCGCGCAAATCCCGTAAACCGTAAACCGCCCCGATGGGGCAAAACGAATTTGATTTTATGCCTTTGACAACCGCCCAGTGTGGCGCTTTCAACAACTTCCTCGGCTCGCGCCCGTATCCTTGGGATAAAGTAATAGCCAGGGATCGCAAACCTGCCCAGTACATCTACACCGGCATGTACAAGACCAGCAAATGGCCGTTGTTCAAGGAGACAACGCAACTGCACGAAAAGGTCTATGTCGGACGGCCCAATGATCCGGGCATGTGGCAACAATTCGTGGCCGATCCCTGCGTCGGCACGCCTTGCGACATGACGCCGCAAGTCATCTCCCACGGCGTTGACCAGTTGCGCTACGACCTGTTCCAGCGCGAGTACAACTCCATCCCGTTCTGCCTCGACCAGTTGAACACGGTGGACGAGGGGATCGCCAAAATGGAGGCGGTGTTCGCGGGCTACAAAAAGCTGCCCGAAATCATTTCATCCGACTTCCTCCGGTTGCTCATCCTGCGCCGATGCGGCACGGCGGCAACGCAGAGCGGCCTCTGGCTGGCTGGCTTGTCCGATGCCTATGGCAACCCGCAATCCTTGGACATCAGCGACAACATGTTTACCGTGTCCAACGGGACCGCCCCGGCCTACACCAACAATTCGCTGATGATTAACCTGAATCAGAGCGGCGGATTGACGGCCTTGGTTACGGCAGGCTCTTTGACTGCCGCCACGACTGCTGGGCTGATCGCTTCCATGGGCCAGTTGACGATGGAATATCTGGTGAACTCGCAAGCCGACCTGGCAGCCAATGGTTATCACGATGAGGAATGGTTGCCGGAAGGCAAGTTCACCATCACGATGGACTCGGACACGGGCCGGGCGCTTACAGCCGCCAACCCCGCGTTGACTGGCCTCTACAAAGCGTCTGATTTCACGAAAGCGGGCGTGTTCTACAGCCTTGGAGTGACAGCGGGTTGCGGCGATTGGTTGTTCAAACGGGATGACCAGCAAATGCGGTTCCGGTTCCGGGCTGACTTGGACGGGCAAAGCCTCCCTGGCATCAATGGGGGGCCTGTTGTGGGCGGCGCGAACGCGGTTTGGATCGAGCAGGTCTGGCCGTTCGTCAATGTCCAAGCGACTTTCGGACTCAAGCCGGTGTTCTCCCCTGATTGGAAGAACGCCCCCATCCGCATGTATCACTGCTACAACCGGGATGCGCGCGAAGTCTTTGTCGGCGATATTGCCTCGGTGAATTCCTCCATGAAGTTCGGTCTGTCCCGCAGTTTCATGGGTCAGTGGAAATGGATGTCGCCCGAGTACTTCACTTACATCGATCCGAACACCGGCGTTCAGTGCGCGGTGAACAATTACAAGAAAAATCGCGGGTTTTGGATGGGTGAATTTCGCTATGGGATCAAAACGGTTTATCCGGAAATCGAACGGGTTATCCTGGCGGTTGGTCAGGCGCAGCCTTACATCCGCAAGCCCAATACCGGCATCATGCCCGTTGGCCCGACCAGCAACACGGATTATCAGAGCCTCCTGGCCTACTCTGCGCAGTGCTACGACCCTGGAGCCCAAGGCCCTGGCTGGAATTATCCGCCGGAGGATTGAGGATTATGATTCACTTGGCTGCGGGGACGCAACCCCGCAGCCTGAACCTTTTTATTTATGGATGCTTCAAGTGCAATGGCGGAGACGGGTATGGATTCAGCGGCTGGCTCGGACACGATGCCCCCGCCGGCCGAAAACGCGCCGACGCAACCCATTCCGGCTGAAATGTTGCCCAAAGGGGCCAAGGCCGGGGACAAACTCGTTTTGGGACAACCTGACGAGGAAGGCAATTTCCCTGTCACCCTGGAAGCCGGAGACGGCCCCAAGGAGGATAAGGAAGGCGCGGAGCGGGAACAGTGGGCAGATGACTTCCGCAAGCACATGGCGCCGTCCATGAGTGAGGAATCAACATGAGCAGCCAAAATTTGAACAGCGCGCTTGTCGCGCTCCCGGCGTTGACGGTTCCCGTCACGACCAAGCAGGCGACAACCCTGATGTCGGACATGGCCCAGTTGGAAAACCTGAACCGGCGACAGTTGTGGGCGGTGGCGATAGTCGCCAAGATTCGGACGCTGCACTACAAAGGGGGCGTGAATTACGTTTCAAACCACAACCTTTTGCACTCCGATGCGGCGGCGTTCATGGGCGGATTTTCACCCATCATTGTGTCTGCCAAGGATCAATTGTCCAGGTTGACCATGCAAGCCGCCCTTGATTGGAGCAGCGCGCATGGCAACGACGGCACGACACCCACCACGATCAATGGTCTGTTGGTCGAAGCTGCGGAGTTGTCTGACACCGACGAAACCACGCTGGAATTCATTTACTACTTCCTGCGTTACGCCATTGGGTAATATGCATGGCCTTCGACGCCCAAACCTTGATTGGTCAGGCGGTGAGCCTTGGCTATGACGCGCTTTCGGATCGGGATTTGAGGGAAGCGTTGCTGGTCGAGGCCTTCTCAGAGGCCGGCGCCAACCCCACCCGCAACAACGCCCAAACGCTCATCGTCTCTGCCGCCTCACTGTCTTATCCCGCGCTTTCGCATCGGGATATTATCCTGTGCTGGATTGCAGCCTACACCTATTCCAGCGGCGACACGGCCGCAACGGCCCTCGCCATGGCGGCAACCAATGGTTATCCGGCCATGAGTGACGGAGATTTGGAAAAGGCCCTGATTGCTGTCTTTTCCTATTCCTTCAATTCGCACATGGCTAAAACGCTGATGAATTCCATCGCCTCCAAAGGTTATGACAAGCTCTCGCCACGGGGCGTATTGGAGTGCGCCCTGGCCTTTACCCAGTCCGGCGGGGCGGCGGACGCGCAATCTTTGACCAATGCCGCCGCCACCGAGGGAGACCCCGCCTTATCGCTGCAAGGCCTCCTGGAATGTATCGTGGCCAGCGGAGAATGATTTTATGAAACAGTTACTCGCTATTTTTCTTGTTTTGCCTCTGACGTTGATTGGACAGCCGTTGAAATACAACGCCGTCACCACCAACAAAGTCACGGCGGGACCGGGCATCACCTTTACCATTGCCAACGGAACCAACACCATCAATGTCGCGGCAAATGTGCTGCTTACCAACCCCATCGTCACCAACTCGCTGTTCGTGACCAACGCGGGATCAAACATTTTAGCCGTCACCCCGACAGGCACGACCAATTACGGCGCGCTCACAGTGGGAACCATTACGGGCAACGGTAGCGGACTGAGCAACCTCAACGCCGCCAGCCTGACCGGCCTCGCGCCCAATTCCGTTATTCCTACCAACCTGACGATCAACACGGCCACAACAGCCAATTTCCACGATGGCTTGACCGGCAACATCATCGGCAACGCCAGCACGGCCACGGTTGCAAGCGCGGTCGCCGGCACGCTCACCAACGCCGTGACGAACTTCTCCGCCGTCCCAGGCGCAGGCACGAATGCCAACGTACTGACTTACCAAAGTGGACAGGCTACATTTGCTCCGCCAACCGGCGGCGGCGGTTACGGCGTGGACGTGTTCACCTATGATCCGTTAATCTCCGACGCGAACATGATGATCAGCACGACCAGGACCAATGGAACAGTGATTAACATTACCAATTCTCCGGTTATTTTGGACAGTCTTGCGTTGAACTCGTATGGCCTTGGGCATCTAAACCGCACGCTTTACAGTGGAGTGAATGGCAGCAATGTTGCCGCCAATCCGAATGGAAGCAATTTGGTTTGGCTGTATTTTGGAGATTCAACAGGAAGTGATACCCGCCCCGGCTTCATGGCATGGCTTGAGGCGAATACAACCAATGGCATTCAACCTGGGTGTGGAACAGGGAATGTGTTGAGTGGATTTCCTACAACTATTTTGGGGAGTCAGCCTAATGCTAGTTATTGGTGGGGCAGTGCCACTTTTATTTTGAATAATGGGCTAAGTGTGCCATACGATTACCAAAATAACCCCGGATCGAACTTCTTTACAGCCAACCGATTTCAATTTTGGTATATGGTGAGCGCATCAAACGGCTTTGCTACGCTGAACTTCAATCAAAAAAATTCTTCGACTTGGACAACCTACAACATTTGGGAAACTCCTGGTGGAGCGAATCAAGCTGAGGGGACTTTGGCTTGCACAAATATTCCTCTAGTCCTGACGAACTGGCAATGTGTCTTGAGTAATGCTTCTGGCTCAAACTCATTTCGCTTCATCGGCGGCGGGCTTTACAATACCAATGCCGGTGCAGGCGCTTTGATCTATGATCTGCATGGGCCGGGGCAAGACCTGGGTGTTTGGCTTGGAATGGGATCAAACAACATCGCGTGCATCTTGACTAATATCGGGCCTACGGTGATTCAGTATGACCAGATAAAGTGCTTGTATAGTTACACCAACTACCCCGCATACTTGTCCTACGTTCTCAACACCAATTTGTGTCAAGCGGATATTATCATAGGGGACTCTCAGATTTCCCCGGTTTTGACAGCAAATCCTCCTTGCTCTCCATACTCAGACCCTCCCTTAACATCTTATGGGTCTCAAATCATGCGAACCTATGTGGCAAGCAACCTTTGTTATGACGTTGTCATGCTGGATTACTATACGGCCATGTCGTGTTGGACAAATCTCGCGGGTCTTGGAGACACTCTTGATATCGCAGGTGACCCGCATTTGAACAGTCAAGGTTGGAATTGGAAATGGTCAATCATGTTCGCGCAGCTTCACTTGCGTGACATTTGGGAATCGTGCGGGCAATATCATCCTCCTACAGTCACAGCAACATTGCCAGCTAATGGCAGTTTTTCTTCTTTGATTGTGGCACCAGGAAACTATGAGGGGCTATATGAAGGAGTGTTTACACCGCTA